TTATATTTGTACACGTTGCGGGCTCAACCATAAGCAACTAAAGGAATTAATAAAAGCCTTGTAATGAAAGCGACTGAGCCCCGCTGGATTTACAGGGCTTATTTTTTTACACAAAAAACAATTTAATTATGAGTGATTTAATCAAATCAGAGTTTTTAAAGGCAACAGAAAAAATGTCTTTAAATGAAAAAGTAAACTTTATAAACGATTTAAGGTTGTTTATTCATCAAAATTCACCTTTTAAAAATGAGCCAGTAGATTACGTTAAATGGGTAATTAATACTGATGTAGTATCAAATGACTACAACCCAAACAAAGTGGCACCGCCTGAAATGGAGCTGTTAGAAGTCTCTATTTTAAATGATGGATATACTCAACCTATTGTGTCATGGTCTAATCCAGAAAAAGATGGTAAAACAGAGGTTATTGATGGTTTTCATAGAAGTAGAGTAGGTAAAGAATCGGTTGTTGTTAAAGATAGAGTTATGGGGTTTCTTCCTGTTGTGGATATTAGAACCGAACAGTCTAATAAGAATGATCGTATAGCTTCTACAATTCGACACAACCGCGCTAGGGGTAAGCACCAAGTTGACGCTATGAGTGAAATTGTTATTGAACTAAAAAATAGAAATTGGTCAAACAATAGAATAGCAAAACAACTAGGTATGGATGAAGAAGAAATACTTCGCCTTTGTCAAATTTCAGGATTAGAACACTTGTTCAATGACCGAGACTTTAGTAAAGCATGGGTTAGCGAAGAATCAAACGAATCATTTATTCCAGTACATGACAAGCTTTTGCCTATTGAAATAGAACAATATCGAGCGGGTAACACAAATGATCCGAATAGAATATTTCATACTTACGATAAATGGGAGTGCCACAAAGCGGGTTTTTACGAATCAAAGCACCCAAAGAAAACACATGAGGCTTCAATTAGAATGTTCAAAGAAATAATATCTAACCAAGAATCATTTAGAGATGCTTTGCATAAAGTAATAACTGAATGGAAGTTTAGCTGTGAACACTATTTAACGAATAATAGCATGAACAGAATAGCGTGGTTAGGTCAAGCGGCTGTGTGTGCTAAAAGCGGTGTGCCTTCTAGGTATGCAAGTGCGTGGTTTGAGATTGATGAAAAAACTAGAAATGAAGCTAATCAAACGGCATTAGAGTTTTTAAATAAGTGGTTAATCGCAAACAATAGAGAGGAAGTTGATATGCCATCAGCATTGAATTCAGGTAGACAAGTTGAACTTTATTAATTAGATAGTTATGTCAAGAAAAAGAGAAATAGATATTTCGGTTTTAGAAGCAGCAAAGCAAAGAATATCTAAAACGTTTGATGATTTTGAAAGAATTTATATTAGCTTTTCAGGTGGTAAAGATTCTACAGTAATGACTCATTTAGTTTTGGATGAAGCAAAAAAACGAGGTGTTAAAGTAGGTTTATTAATTATTGACTTAGAAGCACAATACGAAGCTACTATTTCACACATTGAAGAAATGGTAGAAACATATAAAGATTATATTGATTTGCATTGGTTTTGTGGTGAACTACTGCTTAGGAATGCGGTTAGTGATTTTGAACCTAAATGGGTTTGTTGGGATGAAGACAAAAAAGACCAATGGGTAAGGGAAAAACCTAAACTAGCTTCTGATTTAAGTCAATACGATTTTTATGTTCCTAAGATGGAGTTTGAAGAGTTGATGGTTATATTTGGCGAATGGTATTCACAAGGTAAATTAACTGCTGCATTTATTGGTATTCGTTCAGATGAAAGTCTACACCGTTATAGAGCAATCACTTCAAATAAAGAAGGATTGATGCACAAAGATTACAAATGGACTACTAAAGTATCAAGTGATTTATTTAACGTGTACCCAATTTACGATTGGAGAACGGAAGATATTTGGATATTCCACATGAAGTCAAAATTACCTTATAATAAAATATACGACCTTATGACTAGGGGTGGTGTTAAGTTTAGCGATCAAAGACTTTGCCAGCCGTATGGAGATGACCAAAAGAAAGGGTTGTGGCTTTACCATATATTAGAGCCTCAAACATGGTACAAATTAATTAATAGAGTAAGCGGAGTTAATTCAGGCGCGTTGTATGTCAAAGAAAGAGGAAGTATAAATGGAAACACATCTATTGATAAACCTGAGGGCTTTACATGGGAGCAATATACTAATTTTTTATTACGTTCACTACCTAAAAAAACTCAACAAAATTATCGAGAAAGGTTTGAAAAGTTTATAGCTGGATGGCTTCAAAGGGGTTATAAATCAATACCTGATGAAGCTCCTCACTCTTTAGAAGTTAAGTGCTGGGCTCCGTCATGGAAGCGAATGGCTCGCTGTATTCTTAGAAATGATTATTATTGTAAAGGACTTGGACAAACACAGCCAAAATCAGAGGCGTATGAAAAGTGGAAGTCAATAAAATACAAGAGAAAATTGGCAGAAAGTATAAAAAAATAGTTATATTTGCAAAGGGGTTTGCGGAGGCATCCCAGTAAAAGGTTGTTCGTGTTTACCTTTCCCCCTTATTTTTTAAAAACACGAATTTAAAAACAACACGATGGCAACAGGCAAAAAATCATTTATTGCATACTGCGACTGGCTCGAAACATTTGAGGAGCTAGACGATGCAGAAGCGGGTAGATTAGTAAAACATCTATTTAGATACGTTAACGACTTAGACCCTCAGACCGAGGATAAACTAACGAAAATGACGTTTATACCTATCAAACAAACACTAAAGCGCGACCTTAAAAAACATGAAGCGGTAGCTGAAAGAAACCGAGAAAACGGAGCAAAGGGAGGTAGACCCAAAAAACCCACTGGGTTATCTGGGTTAAATGAAAAACCCAAAAAAGCCGATAGTGATAATGTAAATGATAATAAAGATATATATATGTCTTTTAAACATTTGAAAATAACAAAAGCAGAATGCATTAAGCTACACGAGAACTACACAAAAGAGCAAATAGATACCGTACTAGATGCGATACAAAACTACAAAGGGAACAGTAAATATGTTTCCTTATATTTGACGGCTAAGAACTGGCTTAAGAAAGAACACGGAGAAAACGGACGTGCAAAAGTAGACCCGTTAGTAGAACACGTTAAAAAAGCTACGAATACATGATACTAAACAACGGACACAGCACCAAGTTTTTAACGGACTACCGAGACGGTAAGATACCTAAAGGATTAAAACTAGGATGCGCTTTAGATGAGAACTTTGTTTACAAGCACAACCAGTTAAATATATTTCTAGGACACGACAACGTAGGTAAAACGTATTTTCAACTTTGGTACTTTCTAGCACTAGCAACTAATCACGATTTAAGCTTTTGTTTATTCTGCGATGAGAACAGCGCGGGTAAGATAATGCGCGACCTTGTACAGATGTACTGCAATAAGCCCTTTATGGACTTAAGCCACAAAGAAATACGACGGGCTGAAATAAAGTTAGAAAATTACTTTAGTTTTATCGACAATACGAAACGATACGAGCCGCGGGAGGTAATAGACCTGTACTTAAACTCAAAAAGAGACACGCTACTTATAGACCCTTGGAACTCACTTAAGACAGATTTAACTTATTCTAGTAACTACGATGTATTAAACGAGCTAAAGATGGTAACTAAAGAGGGCAAGCACTCAGTATTTATTAATGCGCATCCTACGAGCGCCAGCGGAAGGTTAGGAGCTGTTTACCCTAAAGACCATATGTGGAATGGGCAAGTACGAATACCTTTTAAATCAGATATTGAAGGCGGTAAAGCGTTCGCGAATAAAGCAGATGACTTCGTAGTTATACACCGATTAACTTCACACGCTGAGCTATGGAAATTTACTATGGTTGAAGTAGCAAAGATTAAAGACACGGACACGGGCGGGAAGCCGACGTTTCAAGACCAGCCGATTATGTTAGACTATAACTTTGGTCTAGGGTTAACGGTTAACGGAGTAGATGTAATTAAACGCCCTCAAGCTTTTCAGCAGAAAATAATACCTAACGAGCCGCGGGAGGACTTAAACAAATTTAGAAATATTAACTTCGATATTGAAAACGGGATAGACGAAGACCCGCATGAGATATGGAACACAATTAAAACACCATGAGTTACGCAATAGATGTAGTATTAAGCAAAGGGGCTATAAGACTAGCAGCCGAGCAGTTAAAAGCAATTAACGAGAAGGTAAAGGAGAAACAGCCTAGCCACGAATGGATAGAGACTAATAACAAATGTATTAAAGAGTTGACAGAGTTGTATTATTTTCTCGTTTCTGTAGACAAAACATTAACCGAGACAAACAGGGAAAACTTTAACCAGTACAAGTTACTACTTGAAAAAGAAAAGGAGATAGACGAATTAAAAAAACAACTAAACGAGGTGAAGGAGTTACTATGAGAGCTAAAAAGTGCAAAGTATGTAAAGAAAAGTTTGAGCCATTACGCTTGCTACAGGTTGTTTGTTCTACCAAGTGCGGATACGAATACACGAAACTACAAAAGGAAAAGCAATGGAAGGACAGAAAGAAGGAACTCAAAGAAAAGTTACTTACTCGCTCCGACTACTTAAAACTAGCACAGGCTGCTTTTAATGCTTACATACGTGAAAGAGATAAAGATAGAAGCTGTATTTCATGCGGAACGTATAACGGCAAGATGAACGCTGGTCACTACATGAGCGTAGGCAGTACCCCTGAGCTTCGCTTTAACGAAGACAACGTACATAAGCAATGCGAACGATGTAATACTTTCTACTCAGGTAACTTAATAAACTATCGAATTGAATTAATAAACAGAATAGGACAGGAGCGAGTTAATTTGTTAGAGCGTAAAGACCTTGAGCCGTTAAAAATGACTATTGACGAAATCAAGGAACTAACAACAAAATATAAAAAACTATTAAAAAACTTGCGTAACGATTCTAAATAACTATATTTGCATAAACAATTAAACTTTTAAACATGAAAAATTTATTTAAAGCGATTGCTGATTTCCAGCAAGAAGTACCAACGATTCACAAGGGAACAAAAGGCTACGGCTATTCTTACGCTGACCTCCCGACTATCTTTGAAAAGATTAACCCTTTATTAAAAAAGCACGGCTTAGGCTTTATGCAGCACTTAGGAACGAAAGAAGGCGTTAACTACATTGAAACAATTATCTTTCATATTGACAGCGGGGAGAAAGTATCTAGCGAGGTTGCTATGCCTTACGTACAATTAAAAAACATGAACGACTTTCAGTCTTTCGGCTCAGGCGTTACTTACTTTAGACGTTACGCTTTGAGCAGTGCGCTAGGTTTAGTTACAGATGTAGATAACGACGCAGCTGGGGAACAGGAAAAGAAAGTAGTTAAAAAAGCTAGTTTAACTTCTGCGCAGTTCAACAAGGCGGTTAAAGCTATTGCTGAGGGAAATTACACAAAGGAGGAACTTATAGAAAAGTTCGAGTTAACAAGTGAACAAACTAAAAGCCTACAACAATGAGCAGAGAAAATACTATTAATAAGCTCACTTTGTTAGAAACTTCAGACTACAGGAAAAGAGGCTTAGAGTTAACAGGAAAGTACGCACACGAGCCAGCACGATTTAGAAGCCAGTTAGCAGATATATTTGAAAAGCTGAGCGATGAGGAGTTAACTAAACTATATAAACTAAAAACGGAAATATGAACAAATACTATTGTCATGCTTCGGGGGTTGGTAAAATAATGGCTAACCCCCGCACGAAGTCGGAGTTCTTAAGTAAGACGGCTAAAACTGCTGTAGAAGAGCAATTTTTATACAACGAGTTCGGTATTAAAAAAGACTTCTCTAACCGATACACTGAAAGGGGTACGAACCAAGAGGACGAAAGTATCTTATTTTTCTCAAAGGTTACGGGTAACTTCGGAGTTCAGAAAAACGAGGAACGCTTCAAAAACGATTACTTTGTAGGGACGCCCGATATTATTACTGATGATTCTATTATAGATATTAAGACTAGCTGGGACGCTACTACGTTCCCTTGGTTCGATAGTGAGCTGCCTAATAAAGATTATATGTACCAGCTTTTGGCTTACATGGACTTAACAGGAAAGCTTAACGGCTACGTGGCTTATTGTTTAATTAATCATACCGAGGACGCTATACAGGACGAGATAAGGAGAGAAACGTGGAAACTAAAAGCTATTGACCCTACAGATGAGCAAGCACTAGAGATAGAGCAGAAGGTTAGAGATAGAATGCAATATGATAGAATACCTGAGAACTTACGTGTAAAGATATTCGAGGTAGAGTACGACGAAAACACGGTAAACAAAATGAAAGAAAGAGTAGAAGAGTGTAGAGAGTATTATGCTATGCTTGAAGCATCAATTAGTAAATTAACAAAATAAATATGGAAACAATTTTTGCAGAGGGTTTAATCGTTAAAAAGAATGATAACGCGCCCGACTTCGTGCTATGTAATTTAAGCGTAAAGGTCGAAGAGTTTGAGAAGTTTATGAAGGCTAACAGTAAGAACGGCTGGGTTAACTTAAGTGTGTTAATGGGTAAAAGCGGTAAGCCTTATGCGAAGCTAGACACCTACGAGCCAAAGGAGGAAACAGTAGCACAAGCCGCACAGCACAGCGACGACTTACCTTTTTAATATGAAAAAAACAGAAGTACTTAACAAACTAGACGAGTTAGTCCCTCAGCTTAGAGATGAAGTTAAGTGGACTAAGATAGAAGCAACTGCTGCCGTAGTTCAAACGTATCGACAATTTAGACACGTGGGGAAGCTTCAAGGCTTACATGAGAGCAATGTAAAAAGAAGATGCGAAAAGTTTATTCTGAGTTATGAAAAATAATGTTATCTTTGTCGTGTTTCGTGATTTAGGTTTAATGTTTAAGGGGAAGTGTAACAGCTTTCCCTTTTTTTGTATATTAGCACCGTGAAAATAAGAACCTACATAACGCACTATAACCGCAACAATAAATTAGAGCAAATAAGAACGCATTTAAAGTCTTTTGATATAGAGCCATTAGTTTACGACGATGGTAGCGATATAGTGCCTTTAAATGCAAATACACACGACAATAGAGGCAAGCGCGGCTTTTGGAAAACATGGAACGAGATATTACAAGACTGCGAAAAGAACCCCGCAGACATTTATATCTTTATGCCTGACGACTTTCTAGATATTGACATCGAGAGAATAAAGCAAATACACGCAACTATGAAAAGCCCTTATGCGTTTAACATAATTAACGACGGGCGAAAGAAGTGCTGGGTTAACGTTGCTTGCGTAGACATGGGAGATAAATACAGAGTTGGTTTCGTTGACTGCGGCTTTTTTTGTGGCCGCGACACGTTGGAAAAGATAGGCTTTTATATGAACAGACCGCCAAAAGATTGGTTTGAACGTGGCGAATACATGAGCAGCGGGGTAGGGATGATGTTGAGTAAAAGAATGTACGCAGCAAAAATAAAAGTTTACAAGCCTAAAAAGTCTTTAGCGTACCACGGAACACACGAGAGTAAAATGCACCCAGAAGAAAGAATTAACAGACCATTAAAAAGTATATGAAGATAGTAGTAGGAATGGCAACAACAAACGCTAGGGAGGACTTCTGCAAGTTGTCGGTTCTTTCATTAGTACACCAAGTGGACGAGATACACGTATACAATAACGACAACGAAGAGCAAGACTTAACAGACAACGGTAAGTTTTACTTTCTACAATTCTACAAAGAACCGATATACTATTTCTCATGTGATGATGATATACTTTACCCTCCTAACTACGTAGAAGATATGATTAACGGAATAGGTCGAACAGGTGGAATAGTAACACACCACGGGCGTAAATTACTAGGCAAAGATAGAAACTACTATCGAGGTCATCAAGGTTTTAGATGCTTAGACGACAACGACAGAGAGCAAGTAATAGACGTTGCAGGTACAGGGGTAACAGCATTTAGAACCGATTACTTCAACCCAGTAGATTTATGGAAGTCTAAGGATAAAAGAATGAGCGACTTAATATTTTCGTTAGAAGCTGCACGTAATGAAAAACAAATAACTATATTGCCACACAAAAGGGGATGGCTTAAAGATTTACGCGTGCCTTCTGCTTTACAAATTTCGGTTATGGAAAGACGAAACACAAGACAAAACGAAGTAGCAAACATGATATGTG